GTATGATACAATCGTATAATAGGGAATAACTTATGGCAACACGTAAAAAGAAAACAATTGATCCAAGTGGTGTCGTCAGAGGTAGTCACTTAACTGTAACTACTTTTTCAGACGGTACTACTAAATTGGAATGGGATGATGAAGCACTATTGCGAGATGTTCGTGAGGCAATCGCTAGTGTTGAAACTAAGGCCGTAAAGGCAAAAACAAAACGCAAAACAAAGGAAAAACTATGAGCGCACATCAAGATATCGAAACACAAATGGCAGCATACCAAACTGAATCTGCAAAGTTTGAAGCAGGCAACGCAGCCGCAGGCACACGTGCCCGTAAAGCATTAGCAGAACTTGCTAAGGCAGTTAAGGCTCGCCGTAATGAAATCACTGAAACTAAAAACGCACGTGCCGCAGAAAAAGCAGCAAGTAAGGGTTAACTATGGATCAAATAGTAATGTCTGAATTACGTAGACGATGCGATCTTCTCATAGAAAATTCATCGCCTGATACCATTGAAAACGGAATGACCGGCTCTCTTGTCAGATTTAATATGGGCTTAAACATTTTAGGTACAAATACCGATCCTCCTAGTTGGTGGGACGAAGAGTATAAAAAACCATGCATGGATCTAGAAACTTTTCATAGCCCTGTATATGATGACTATATCGGTAAATTGTTCGATGAAGCCTATTATAAAGTTAATGCAAAGAAAAATAAATGATAAATAATCATGTAAGCTACACAACGGTAGCTTACATTTCAAAACAAAAACCATCACAACGGAAGGTTATCTATGAGTTATAATAAAACAAAAACTGATCCAGAATTAGGTCTACGAGTGCATGAACACTTAGTCAAAATGGGTGTTGAGACACCTGTAACACCAAACAAATTGATTCGTACTGATAAGATTCACATCATTGAGGGTCATTTCAAAGCTATCATGGAAACTATGGGCTTAGATTTGTCTGATGATAGTCTTATTGAAACACCCAAGCGTGTTGCTAAAATGTACGTTAATGAAATCTTTTGGGGGTTAGATTATGATGCATTTCCAAAGTGTACGACTGTCGATAACAAGATGCATTACAATGAAATGGTCGTTGAACGCAACGTTAATGTGCAAAGTAATTGCGAACATCACTTTGTTGTCATTGATGGTCTCGCTACTGTGGCATATGTTCCTAAACAGAAAGTCCTCGGATTATCAAAAATTAACCGTATTGTTGAGTATTTCAGTAAGCGCCCTCAAATCCAAGAGCGACTCACCGAACAAATCTTCCACACTCTCCAATTTATACTGGAGACTGAAGATGTTGCGGTAATGATTGATGCACAACATTATTGCGTAAAGTCACGTGGTGTTGAGGATACAGGTAGCTCTACTGTTACTTGTCGCTTAGGTGGTGGTTTCAAAACTGATCCAGCGGCACGTAGCGAATTCTTGTCTATTGCTAGGATGGGCAAATGAATCTGTTACTTATTTTGATTGTGTTAGGCATTGCTATCTCAATTATTCGCAGACTACCCGAGAGTGATTGCACACAAGATTGTAATCAAGGTCGTAATTGTAAATGTAAGGAATAATATGGGATTTCGCAAACCAATGGACTATAATGCAGTAAATCATCAAATCTATATGACTGGTGTAGAGTTAAATAGTTCTAGGAATGATGGCTTTACTGCATTAGAACTTAAAAAAGATTTATATAAAATCAAGTGGTTAGTGGATAGCATCTTAAAGGATTGTCCTAATTTTGGTTCGTCAGAAGCTGAATTCATTAAAGCATGTGAACAAGAAAATATGTGGAATATCCTAAAAAGATAAAGGGATTGTCATGGAATATCTAATAGTTGGGTTTATTGTAGGCATTGCATTATATAGAATATATAAACACTTACGTAAACCCATATGCGGTGACTGTGACAGATCGGGTAATTGTTCTAAACACCCAAAAGAACACACAATTAATTTTTATAGAAAATGATATTCAACAAAATTAAAGAACTTAGAGAACAAGAAAAAGTAATAGGTATTACTTTTAGTACCTTTGATCTATTACACGCCGGACATATTGCCATGCTTAGTGAAGCAAAGAATCATTGTGATTATTTGATTGCTGGTTTGCAAACTGATCCAACTATTGATCGTCCTGATACCAAGAATAAACCTATTCAAAGTATTGTAGAACGTCAAATTCAATTGAGTGCCTGTCGCTATGTTGACGAAGTAGTAGTATATCAAACTGAGCAAGACTTGGTTGACTTACTATTGATTCTGCCATTGAATGTTCGTATCTTGGGAGTAGAATACGAAGGTAAACAATTTACCGGTGACGAAGCATGTTATCACCGTGGTATTGATATTGTATTCAATGGTCGTGACCATAGTTTCAGTAGCACAAGTTTGCGTAAGCGTGTAGCAGAAGCACAAACTAAACTAGCTAAATGATTAATGGAAAAATTGCACGAATTTAATATTGACTGCGAAAAATTATATCAAGAATGGTATAGAATTGACCACGAACTAAATTTTGATGGTGGTAAATATAGCAGACTTTTAATTAATAGTGCAACATCTAAGACTAATGAAAAAGACGAAGATTATTATTTGTTAGACGCATTTGAAAATGTTAACAATAATTGGTATAGTGTTAAAAAGATATTAAAAAAATTTCAAAACACATATACACAAGAAGTTTGTTTATTGGTAGAGACTTGGTTGAACACGATAAATCTCACCGCAACACGTATTAAATATGCAGCGTTATATCCGGGAAGAAACATAGAACCTCATATTGATTATGCAGGTTATAGATTTCATATGCCTATTACAACTAATGACAAATGCGTTTTCATTGTAGGTAATGTAAACTATAATGTAGATAGTTTAGGTTCCATGTATAGATTTGATTCAAATTTAAGACACTCAGTTGCAAATAACGGAGATAGTGTTAGATTACATCTAATGTTTGACGTAAGGAATTTAAATGGATAGAGAAAAAATTAAAGAAAAAATGCATGACATGATGCAACCAGTAAACCATCAACTGTTCTTGTGCCAAAACGGTGAAGAAGAATTGATGTTTGCTTGTGCAATGTTGCAACGTATTACAGAAATCTTTGATAGCCAATTGGGTATCGAAGGTAGAAAAAAGATGTTTGAGGATTTGGTGTGAACTATGTCAATAAATTAGATTTACATGGTGTTAGACATGAAGATGTAGTTAGAATAGTAGAAAACTTTATTCTAATGAATCAAAGTAAAATGCCACTTACTATCATTTGCGGTAACAGCATCAAAATGATAGAGTTAGTACAAGCTGCCATTAAGCATGTTGGCTGCAAAACCTTTTCGCCTAGTTATGGCACAATCATTGTCAGGGATTTTTCATGAGAATTCTTATTATGGGTTTACCGGGATCGGGCAAGACCACATTGGCAGCAGCACTCACTGCCCAATTATTCTTTGAAACAAAAGTACTTTGGCTAAATGCTGACACCATTAGAGAAAAATATAATGATTGGGATTTTAGTGTTGAGGGTAGATTGCGACAAGCAACACGTATGCGACAACTAGCAGATGATTCATCAAACACAGATTATGTAATCATTGATATGGTTTGTCCATTAAGTATAATGCGTAGTATCATTGAACCAGACTATACTGTATGGATGAACACCATCGATATGGGTATATACGATGATACCAATAAGATGTTTACAGAACCAATTGACTACCAATGTAGGGTAGATAAGTTCTGTGATGTAGGTAACCTCAGTGATTTTTTGGCACAAGAAATTACAAAAGGTAAATAAAGATAGCGGCCTCGGCTTCAATTCGCTAATTAGGCATAAATAGATATAGAGGCAATTATGACTATATATCTATATGTAAAACAACACAAGGTAACTGGATTGAAATACTTCGGTAAAACATCTACTAAGGATCCTTATTTATATTTAGGATCGGGAACTCATTGGCGCCGACATTTGAAGGTACACGGCCAAGACATAGATACAGTACAAGTTTGGAAGTTCGATGATGAAACTGAATGTGAGAAATTTGCTTTAGAATTTTCAGAAAAATATAACATCGTTGAATCTACTGAGTGGGCCAATCTTAGACCTGAAAATGGAAAAGATGGTAAACCAGTAGGAAGTCCGGGCCTTAAAGGTGTAATGAATCCACAATTTGGAAAAACAAAAGAACAAAATTCTTTTTACGGAAAAAAGCACTCTATTGAAACGCTTCAACATCTTAAAGAAATTAAAATGGGCGGTAATAACCCTAGAGCAAAAAAAGTAGTCACTCCCAAAGGAAAATTTTTATGCTTATCTGATGCCGCCAATGCTGAAGGAGTTACTACCGATACAATGCGGTCATGGTTAAAAAAACAAAAACCTGGATTTAATTGGGATAATTAAGTATTTTACAGCGGTCTTTTGGCATCATTCCCGCTTTACAAATTCTGCTGCCTATGCTAAAATTAACATAGGAGAAAATTTATGCAACCAATCGTTTATAAGTACACAAGTACAAAAGAATATGTAGACGCATTCCCATGCGCTTATCGTCAATGGCGTGCAGACAGTCATTGCAACACTATACATGGTTATAGTTTCAGTATGAAATTCTATTTCGGTACAAACGATTTAGATGTTCGTAATTGGGCAGCAGACTACGGTGGACTAAAAGAGTTGAAAAAGATTCTTGAGGATCAGTTTGATCATACCTTATTAGTTGCAGAAGATGACCCTGAACTTGAAACATTTAAATTGTTGCAAGAAAAGAAAATGGCTAAACTAACTATACTGTCACGCTTAGGATGTGAAAGTCTAGCAGATATGCTTTACAAGTATGTCAATGGTGTTTATATCCCTGACATGTGGGGCCCAGGCGAAGCACAACGCCTATGGTGCTATCGTGTAGAGGTTCGTGAAACGCAGGCTAATATGGCATTCCGTGAAGGTCATCGTGAATGGAATGAGGACTTGCTCTCTTAATGGAACTCGCACGGTTTCTTGCTAAATTGGTTACTAGCATTATGAGCATATATGATGCTAGTAATCTAAGAAACCGTGTGTACTCTATACAAAACGAACACGAACTTATGTGGACTGCATTGGATGACATTGCAAGAATGTACAAAGACCATCCAGCAAGTGCACTAGCAAAAAGAACTTTAGATCAGGTAGAAAAGAAATATGGTAGATAAACTTTGGCGTCTTTGGGCAAAAGCATTGGGCGAAAAAGCCGGAGATACTGATAGTGAAGCAGACCTTATCGCTTGCATTCGCACATCGATTGTGTTATCATATATTATAACAAACTGTTTTATCGTGGCAGGCGTAATCAAACATTGGAATCAATAATGGGCATTAAAATTTCAGAACTGTTTTATAGTATACAAGGCGAAGGTCGTTACATGGGGGTTCCAAGTGTGTTCATGCGCACATATGGTTGTAACTTTAAATGTCAGGGCTTTGGTATGCCTCGTGGCATGTCTAGCGTAGAAGCAGACGATATCGGACAAGTTGCACATTTATATAATGACTATAAACATTTGCCACTAGTATCAACTGGTTGTGATAGTTATGCTAGTTGGCATCCTGACTTTAAACAATTAAGTTATATGTGTACAACAGATGCCATTGTCAATGAAATTATGCTTTCACTTCCTTACGGTGAGTGGCGTGATGAGCATTTGGTTATCACAGGTGGTGAGCCATTGCTAGGCTGGCAACGTGCTTATCCTGAATTACTTGATCATCCCAAGATGGAAGGTCTTAAAGAGATTACATTTGAAACTAATGGCACTCAGCAGTTAACTCCTGAGTTTAGAGAATACTTACACGATTGGGTAGGTAATGGTTTTGATAACGAAATCACATTCTCAGTAAGTGCTAAACTTCCAGCAAGTGGCGAAAAGTGGGAAGACGCAATTAAGCCTGAGATTGTGTGTACATACGAAGAAGTCGGTACAGCATATTTGAAGTTTGTAGTAGCAACAGAAGAGGATGTTAAAGATGCAGAACAAGCAGTTGAACAATATAGAAAAGCGGGCTTTACAGGTCACGTATATCTTATGCCTGTTGGCGGTGTTGAGTTTGTTTACAATCTCAATGCTAAGTCAGTTGCACTAGCCGCAATGAAACGTGGCTGGCGCTATAGTGACAGACTGCAAGTACCACTGTTCAAAAATGAATGGGGAACATAATGGTAGAGACTGACGGATATCAAGAAATCTCTAGGCAAGAGTATGAGCGAAAGACTAGAAACTGGGAATATAAGTTTTGTTTTATCCCTCATCAATGCCTTGAAACAGGTAAATGGCTTTGGTTGAAAAATGCATATCGTGGTGAGAAAAGGCGTAGACATGATATGGCTATTTTTACTGAGTACAAGTGGATGGCTAAAGATCAATTTATTAAATTAAGATTATTAGAATTAGTATAAGAGAACTTTATGATGTTAGATATTCCTTTTTATAAAGCGCAAGACGATATTTGGTTTTACAAAACAGCCACAATAAAGTATTCATTTGCACTACTGCCTAAGCGTTGCGACTTGTCAGGAAAAAGGATTTGGTTAGAGAATGGTTATAAATTTACTAAGATGATCACTGGTCCCGGTGATCCTGTATATCTATACAGATGGCATAACAAGCATGAACATTTAATTTGGAAACTGAAAGGAAATTAAAATGGCAATTTGGACAATTAAACCCGCATGGAAGAAATCACTTATTGAACGTCAATATTTCACCAAAGACGATAACACCGTTATGATTGAAACAGGTTGGCGTGGTGGTGAGTTTACTATTGAAACAGAAGACGATACACCTCCTGTACTAGAACCAGGTGTTGACCTCTATAACTGTGACTATGATGTTGAACTAGTTGAAACATTTGATGGTTGCTGGGAAGAGGTTGATAGTGATGAATGTGATGAAGAAACACAAGAA